TAACCCCCTCCCCTAAGCTTAGGCTTTGGGTAAGGGAATCGAGAAAGGCAGGTGCTCGGGTTGAGCACCTTTTAATCAACTTACTGGATGCCTGTTCAGAGGTTGATTATAAAAATTTTGACCAAATTGAAGATGCTATTTGGTCAAAGAAGGAGCTAAGCTCCCTAGATGCGGCGATTCGAGTCGTGGCGTTAGAGGAGCTTTTTTTGTGCCTGCGCTCTGATGAAGAGCTTGAAAGGTGCGAATATTGCCAAGCTCTAAGACCTATTTCAGACATGGAGCAGGACGATGACCTTGACGGGTATTACTGCCCTAAATGCTTAGATGACATCATCAGTGAGCAAGAAACTGAGGATGAGAATTTTAGAACATATTTTAGGGGGTATCGCTAATGAGCGCAACCACCCTCACCCATGAAGAACGGGAGGCGTGGCTTGCTTCCCGCAAGCTAGGCAGCTCTGACGCTGCCACAATCTTAGGGCTGAATCCGTTTAAGACACGGTATCAGCTCTTTCTTGAAAAAACAGAGCAGATTGAGACAGCTCAGGAAAACGAGCCGATGCGCTGGGGGACTATTCTTGAGCCGATCATTGCTCAAGAGTTTTCCGAGCGTTCAGGCTTAACGCTGCTAGATTGCAATTATCACTATCAAGCAGATGCACCCTACGACTTTATGACCTGCACGCCTGACTTTTTCATTCTAGATGAAAACAGCGAAAAAGGACTGCTTGAAATCAAGACATGCTCACAGTGGCAAGCAGACGCATGGGCTGATTCAGTTCCCGATTATGCGCACTGTCAGGTCATGCACCAAATGGCGGTCACTGGTCTGCAGTTTGCTTATGTGGCTTGCCTCATAGGCGGTCAAAAACTGGTCTGGCATCGAGTCGAGCGAGACGAGGACGTGATTGAGCAACTTCGTATTCTTGAAGCTGAATTCTGGGGTATGTGCGAGAACCTCGAGCCGCCGCAAGTTGAGGCGCAAGACTCTGAGACGCTTGCCCTGCTCTACTCTCAAGCATTGACCGACAAGCATATAGAGCTTCACGGGTGCGAACACACAGCGTCAATCCTTATGGGGCTAAAAGCGCAAATTAAGGCGTTAGAAAGCGAATCTGCAAGATGTGAGGCAGAACTCAAGGAAGCCATGCAAGACGCTGAGAAAGCGAAATGCGGGGCTTATATCGTGTCGTGGGCGAACCGCTCAAGGGAATTGCTAGACTCAAAAGCACTTAAAAAATCTCATCCTGAAATAGTTTCTGATTTTATAAAAACGACTGCTTATAGGCAGTTCAGCATAAAGGAGAATCGAAATGAAGACAAAAATTAAGTATGTCTGCCGCTATTGCGGCGAGGAGTTGAAAGTCGGAGAGGTCTGCATTGACCTCATAGCTGCACGCACGTGCGATTCCTGCGACGAGAAAATATTCTGCGGGGAGATCGAACGTCCGCTCTCTGTCGGCGAGGTTTACGGCTACTGCGAATCCGACGGCTACTATCGTTAGTTTATAACTTAAAGAAGGAGAACCAAATGGCAAAGAATAATGGGGAATTACTAAGCAAGATAAACGGCAATGCTTCAAAGGCTGTTGCTGTTCCAAGTGATAACATCGCTTCTTACTTGCAGCGGGATGACGTCAAGCAGCAAATTGCCCTCGCTCTGCCTAAGCATCTGACATCTGACAGGCTTGCTAGAGTTGCATTAACAACAATTCGACTCAATCCTACTCTAGCAGAATGTAACACAGCGAGCCTCATGGCAGCGATAATGCAGAGCGCACAGCTTGGCTTGGAGCCAGGGTTATTAGGTCATGCCTATTTTGTGCCTTTTAATCGAAAGATTAAACAAGCTGGACAGCCTGACCGCTGGGTCAAAGATGTTCAATTTATAATCGGCTATCGTGGCTTAATTGACCTTGCTAGACGCTCTGGGGCGATAGTCACAATCGCTGCTGATGTGATCGGGTCGAAGGATAAATTCACTTATAGAAAGGGCTTTGACGAAGTGCTTGAACATGAGCCGAGCTACATCGATCGGGGCGAAATAATTGCGGCTTATGCTTACGCCACTACTAAAGACGGCGGTCGTTATGCTGTTGTGATGAACAAACAAGAGATTGAGAAAATTAGAAGGCGAAGCAAGGCGGCGGATGCGGGACCGTGGGTCTCTGACTGGGAAGAGATGGCAAAAAAGACCGTGCTGCGCCGCCTCTCGAAATACCTGCCTATGAGTATCGAATTTGCTCAAGTTGATGCTGAGGACAGCAAAAAAGAAGCGATCGGCTTTGGTGGTGATGTGCAGGCTATAGAGGTGAATCATGAGCCAACTTATTTGGTCGATCATGGCGATACTGAACCAGAGGTTGAAACCTTAGAGTTCGAAGATGTTGAGGAGCGTGCAGCGACTCAGGCAGAAGGGCAATAAGTCAGGTTAGCCGCCGCCCGTCGGCTTAGAGCTGTGTTGGTTCTTCCATTGCTCAACGGGCTTTTTATCAAAAAAGAAACTGGTGAATTTATGAGAGATAGGATTTTGAGGTTCAGTTATTTTTCAAACGAGGTTTTAGCGACATTAGATGACAAGGCGCAAAAACTTTTTTTAGGCTTAACTTGCATGGCAGATCGGGAAGGGAAGCTAGAAGATCGTCCGTGCAGGATTAGAGGCTTGCTATTCCCCTACTCTCCTGATCTCGACATAGAAAAACTTCTGAATATTTTGACCAATGCGAAATTTATTATGCGATATATGGTCAACGGTGAGAACTATATTTTAATTCCTAAATTTCTAAAGCATCAAAGTATTCACCAACACGAAAAAGCAAGTGTAATTCCCTATCCAGAAGGATTTATTCCTCCGATTGTTTTGAAGCCAGTTAGAGAAAAAACGCTCACAAGCTACGAGCGGAAGCAACTAAAAGAGAAGGAGATATTAGACAGGCTTACTGGACAAGTTGCTCACGAAATGACGATTGAAAAAGGTAAAATGAGGAAACAATAATAATGACAAGAGAAGAAATAGAGATGTTACAAAAGATAGTTTATGCAGAATATTTGAATGTTCAACCTGATGAGGTGCGAACACGGGGTTATCAGAAAATACTCGGGCACTTAACTTTTAGTGAATGCGAATCGGCAGTTTATGTCCTAATGGCGTTACCAAATAGAACCAGTCCTGTTACAAGTTCAGAGATTTTAACCTACATTAAGGATAAGAATAGATACGAGCCAAAAACTGACACTTACAACGACGACACGCCATTAGAGCGAAGGCAAGAGATCGTAAATCAGATGCATGACTTATTTCCAGATTTATTTAAGTAGGAGCGCAATGGAAGGATTTCAAGAAAATGCTTTTGAGGATGAACTTTCACGTAGGGTTCGCTTGCTGATGTGGAGAGATAACTTAAACCAAAATGATACGGCGCAACGCTGCAAAGTTGCTGGTGCGGTTCTCTCGAATATTATCAACAGCAAAGGCAATAAGCCAACGGTTGGAACATTGCAGCGTATAGCAAATACTTTCAATGTTTCGCTTGGCTGGTTACTTGGCGAGGGCGAAATAACGGACGCCCTGAAAAAAGATTTTTAGAGGTTTTGAAGAAACTTTTGCAGAGGTTTTTCCGATTATGTTTGTATTTATCGGAGGAACAAATGAGAGTAAAACAAAGGTTGATTATCACGGATAGTGTGGAAATGTTACCGCTACAGATAGTAATTGAGGCTTATGAAATGTTTATGGTTGGCAGTAATGCCAACAGTTTCAGGGCTAAGTTCAAGTATGACCTGCCCTGCTTCCTTGCGTTTCTGCAAACAAAGTTTGCCGCCCCATGCTTGGAGACGCTAACGAGAGGCATTATCGAGGAATTTATTGACGAACGGTTAAGCGTTGAAGCTCCTGCGACTGTAGCCCGTAGGTTTGCATCCGTTCAAGCGTTTTGCCGATATTGCGCTGCACATCACGAGACTTTCAAAGACCCATGTTTTCGCTGGTCTTGTCCTATTGTGATTGACCGTGCCGAGCCTCCTGCGATTGGAAAAGATATGTTGGACAAAGTGATAGCGGCTACAGAGCATTTTAAGGAGAGTCCCTATGTTTACCATAGGGCGAGGGTGATAGTGTTTCTATGCGCTCATGCTGGGCTTAGATGCGAGGAGGCGAGACTGCTTAGCTTTGGAGACGTGAAGGATACTTGGCTAAGAAACATCAAAGGCAAGGGGCGACACTATCGCAAAGTTCCGCAAACAAAAGAACTGAATCAGGCTATTCAGGAGTTCTTGCCCTTGCGTGAGGCACTGCTCAAAAAGAATTACCGACTTTATGCAAACCTTTCGCAGACAGCAAAGGATGCTTATCCGCTTATCGTGAGACAGCGCAAGCCCAAGAAGCAATATCCGCTCCACTATGCGGTAGACCACAAAACGATCTGGCGGATCGTAAACGACTTAGGAAAACTTGCTGGCTGCCCTACCCTGCACCCGCACGCATTGCGCCATGAGTTTGCGCATGAGCTTCTAGACAAGACAAAAAATATTGCAGTTGTGGCTAAAGCGTTAGGTCATCGTTCGATTGTAACTACCATGATCTACACAGATCAAACGGACAGCGAACTAATGAAGGCGATGGCATGAGACATGTTAAAGACCCATATAATCAAGGCTACGATGAAGGTTACAGCGATGGCTATTGTGCTGCGATTGATGATGCTGGTTGGATTAAGAAGCTAGTGCAGGAACAGCACAAAGCAACTCTGATGACTAACCAGCGCAATATCATGTCGTGGCAATGGGCACAAAAAGAATTAAGGCGACTACAGAAGGCAGTTTTATTTTTTACGAAAACACCAACAGGAGGATACAATGACTAAAGACGACTTAATGGCGAAAATAGTTTGGGAAGATGACAGGAAATATAACCCGCTGAATAACTCAGTGAAGCCGATATCGAAGGAGGGCGATCCAATGGATACGCTTAATTGGTTCTTTGCGGCTGTGTTTGCAATCATCATTGTCGTGTTGCTGGTTGCGTTTATGATTGCACCTGCTGAGGCGAAGCAGAAGGGTTTAAGTCGATTAGAGCAGTGCCAAGTTGATTATTTGTTTTGTGCTGGGCGGATAGTGCAACAGCAGGCGGCGTATAATGCGGCGGTGTTGATGGCGCATGTATGCAGCAATGACACGACTCCAACAGCGGACTATCTGGACTTGAACACGCTGCCTAAGTTTGAGGTTGCGAGCGTTTGCCAAGCACATCTAGGGGCATGTGGCTACTATCTAGCGCACTGGGAAAACGTGTTAAAGGCGAAGTATGCAGAGGTGAGGGCGATATGCAAGTAACGATATTAGAAATAATACTCTTTGTCTGGGGCTTTTGTTTGGGGTCGCTAGTAATGGATCGTTATCATAGAATTAAGAGAGACTGGATATGCGAATGAAAACATTTATACTTTCTCTCGTAGCGATATTGATCATCGCCTTTATTGTTTCTTTCTACTTTCAGAACTGGACAGAGATTTGGGCATTGGAAAAACAAAGAGCAATGCTGTGGATTAATCATTGCAAGAACTTCTTTTGGTTCTTCGTTTATGGAGGGCTGGACTTATGACAACAGAAGCAGCAGCGAATTTATATCTAGCGCAACATCTTTACGAAACAGAAGGTCGTAAGAATGTAATTTATAACCCCAATAACAAACCTATCGAGGAACTTCCAGTCATTATGGGGTTTAATAATGGCGGATCGCCTGGTTTGTATAGTGCTGTAGCAGTTGCAGAAGATGGCAAATGTCTGGGTGGACATTGCTGTTCACACGAGGGCTATATGCCATACGATTTAGGTATTATTGAAAACGCTAGATCAGACAGACATAAAGAGAGCTATCAGAAGCATTATCCTGAGGGGTATCGAATGGAGTGGATACCAAGTGATCGGATAGCAGGACATGAGAAACTACAGAAGGTTATTAAGATGAATAAAGAACAGAAGAAGGAGGACTTATGAGCGAGTGGATTACCACAAATGAAAGTTACCCCGAAGACGGGATGCGTGTATTGGTCTGGCTTCATAATAATGATGTGCATGTCGGTTATTGGTCAGATACTCTTAGGGAATGGGTATTTTGTTTTAATATCAAAGAAGGTTACTGCTCATTTAATTGTAAGAGCGTAAAGGCTTGGTGCGAGATTCCCAAACTTGATGCAAACAACGAAGAGATTCCTACTATTGAGAAAAGACTTTTTTACCAATTAAGGTCTAGAACTGGCTTAAAAAGCGAGATACGGGAAACGAAAGAATACTTGCCATACATTGACCTGATTGAAAGACCAGATATTCAATGTAAATACCCAGAAGTACCTAGTCCAAAGTCTAGGAGATATACTGCATCAGAACGAATTAATGCAATGCTAATTATGTATGACGAACAACCTGATAGATTCTCTTAAAGGAGGACTTATGAGCGAGGAATTTAAGTGTAGTAGATGCGAGCAAGTAGACGCTTATGTTCTTCACGTCTTGAAAGGAAATAAATACATATATCTATGTAGAAGCTGCTACGCCAAATATATAAATAGAATGTCAAAAAGAAGGAAGGAGGACGCATGAGCGAGTGGATTGAGTTTTGCACAACAGAAAATGTGTATATTCTTATTGCCCGTGATTCAATCGAGGCGATAGAGCAGAACGGTGACGAAACTTACATTTACAGCAGGACTAGGAGCTGTATTTGGAAGGTCTGCGAGGATTACGAAACGGTTAAGAGACGGGTGCAAGGGGAGGAACAGAAAATCTCAAAACAAGATTTAGGTGTCGCACTATACCACCGATTCATAATTGTAGAAGTTAATAACTATGTCCTTCTCGATCCTACATTATTTATTACTCCAACACCTGCACTAAAAAAGATAGAGGCGTTATCGGTTTTAGGAACTAAGGCTAAAGTGATTAAAGTAGAACTTAGAGAGATTAAGGAGGAGGACGCATGACTGAGGAAATACTAACAGTAATTATCTTAGTGGCGATATTAATCATTGCTATACCCGTGATGGTAATTGCGCTGGTTATGACTCAGAGCAAGGACGATGACGAATGGGATAGGTTTTGATTATGAAAACACTGAGTAAGTATCACATACTATATCTACAGAGAAAGTTGCAAGGGCTACAAAAACAGAAAGATTTAACTGTAGAGCAAGAGATAAAAGTCAAAGCAAAAATAGATGTACTACGAGAATTATTTGCACTACTCCAGCTTGATGAGATAGATATGAAGATACTCTGTGACTTTGAGGATTCGCTTGTATACAAGGAGAAGATGAATGAAAACGCTGATTAGGTATATGGTTTATTCTCTACGCGGAGATCCGCTTGATGCTTCGCTCTTTGCCGACGAACAGGAAGCCATAAAAAGAGCAAAGCATTTTCAAGAAGCTATAGTTTATGCGGTGGCTGTTAAGCCCTATGCAAAGGTCTATATGACAGGAAATACGGAGAAAAAATAAAATGTATCCATTTGAAAATAAGACTGTCTGTGTCATCGGCAACAGCAGGGATCGCCTGCCTGATCCTGATGCCGAAGTTTATGTTTACTGCAATAGAATTCCAAAGGACTGTTCATGTTGCGATGATAGAACTAGGGTTATATTCTGGGATTCGTGCGAGGACTTTGATAAGGAAAAGCATGACTTGAATATTGATGTAGTTTATATTTATGACTTGCGGAAAGATGTGGATGAGCTAATAAACTATCTTTACGAAAGAGAAATATATTATGAGCTTTACTGCCCTGCTTGTCGCTCGGAGCATGAGGATAACGACCAAATCGAGGGCATACACTGGGCTTTGCCATTGACCAATAGGCTACAGGGGCGACCGTTTACAGGCTTTCTAGCGATATATAAAGCCCTTATAGACGGTGCTAGAAAGATATATGTTACTGGCTTTGACCTCTATCGAGACAAAGAAACTAAGGGCTGGCGTAGTCATGTGGGACCGCATAATATTCATTTGCATGCTAACTGGCTTTGGAAACACTGCTCTGAGTCTATGCCTGAGAGTAGAATCGTGCTATTGCCTGACACCTTAGAAGCTGTGAAGGAGTGTAAAGAGTTCTTTACACGCTGAGTCGGTGACAATTTGTCACCAACTGAACTTGTAAAGGAATTGTAATAGTTCATTTTCCGCTAAACTTTTCCCGCAAACATTCCGATATTATATTTATCTAAAGAAGTAACTCGAAAGAGTTGCGATAATAATAACTAAGATGCCCGACTGGCAGGGTTGCAGCCCTACCAGCTAGGACTTCTCAATAACATAAGGAAATAGCTTATGAAATCAAGCAAGTGTTACATTACACGAAAACAATACATCACGAAAGTAGGAAAACGAATCACCCTTTGGTTGCTTATTTTTACGCTCTCAGCTTGTGGGGCAAGCGTAGGAACTGCTGCCTTTGGGACTACAGGGTTTATGGTTGAGCATAATCGTAAGATGTCGATTATGCGAGACGCTGAAACTCCTTCTGACCGTGCTTTTAGCAATCGTGTTCAACAATGGGAGAAATAAATTATGGAATTTATAATCGTTGTTGGATTCGTTGCAAATGCAATATCTATTATTAATTTTATAGCAGATTTGGTTTAGGAGGAGTTATGGAAAGGTTTGGAATCGTTCCTATGGTGCTTTGTATGCTCTCAGGAGTGGCAGTCTATGTCTTGGTTCAGCAAATAGGGTTGATAAGCCCGCTTGCACTATCAACTCCAAGCTCAGTTTACTTTGACTTAGAGCCTATGAAGCCTAAGAAATAACAACCCAGACCATTTTGTCCAAGCTGGCAAAATGGTCATATCATTTTGCTGACGCCAGCAACATGATCCGCTCTTTTCTTTTTCAAGAAATAAATCAGCATATCAATAGCATTTCCTGAATAAATCATCTCAGAAGTGAAGCGTAGGACAGACCAGCCGTTAATTGTTGCCGTGTTGTATTTGAAGCAATCGTTTGCAAAGCCTTCTCTTCGTGTATGTCTGCCTCCAGTGCCTACTCCGCCTTCGCACTCAATAGCGATCTTATACTCTGGGTAAGCAAAATCAAACCGCCACTTGCGGCAACAGAACTTATACTCACGCTCAGGCTTTGGAAGGTTTAACGCCCGTATTTGCAGGGCTAGAGTTTCTTCTAGTTTAGATAATCTTGGGATCATACTCGACATGCAAATGATCCTTTTCTAGCACAACATCGAAATCTTTTCCAAGTGCAGCACGGCAATCATCCACGATGTCAATCGTTGCCCGTGTGCTTAAATCTCGTGTGCGGCAATCGAACGCAAGTCCCTCGTAGTGCTTGGAGTCTGCTTTGTGAACTCCGTCGCTGACTGAGGTGATAACTAGCTCATACATGTTCTTTTTGTAAACACTATTTACCACCTGCATGGCGACTGCCGTTTGTGGCTGTAGGTTTCTTAATCTGACTCCTGCTTTTAGTTGCATCAAGCCTCTTAATCTTTCTAAAAAAAGGTTTTCTAGGCGGATAGCTGAATATCCAGTCCGCTAGTTTGAACAACCACCTGATGTCAATTTCAATCAAGTGCTTTCGTTGATCTGCAATTACCTCTCTAGCCTCATCGGCTGAGCTGCTCATATCGCTTTATTTAGTCGCTTCTAGCTTCTTGTTTAAGATAGAAGAAATGTAAGCGACAATCAGCGGCACGATGTTCGGAAGTATGTCCAGCAAGGCTTTGTTTAGCGTCTCTGCTTGCTCTGCTGTAGCGATCCCTTTAGCGATGAGATAGCCGCTGAGTGCTGCCAGTGCGGTTCTAACAAAGCCGCCGATGTAGTTACTTAAAAACAGCTTGCTAATTAATTTGTTTATCAGTTCCATTTTATCTCCTAAAAGTTATTATAAACTGCTCTGGTTCTGTGTGTGGAATTGCCTCCAGTTTTTGCATATCGCAAATATCTAGCTCCAACTCCTTGTTTACTTCTTCGAGTGTTAGCATCTTAGTTGTTTCTAGCGGCGTAGCATGAACAATTTCAGCTTCTTTACAGCCCATGCTTATTACCAAGATGAGCGTTATTATACCCAATATGATGCTTGGCAATGCTACTTCTATGAATAAAATAACAGACTTCATTTACTTGCCTCAAGTTTTTCTAATCGTTTATAGATATGTGCAATGTCCGATGTGTGAACTCGACATGTCGCAGAAGCTCCGTCCTTTAGTAAGCCTTCCAAATTCGCTACTCGCTCTCTGATATGTAAGTTTTCTAGTATCTGACTATCAATGTGCTTGTCCATTTTGCTCTCAATTCTGAAGTTGTGTTTTATCTGATAACCGATTTGAGCAGCAATGACACTTATGATCTGCCAGTATTGATGTATCCATTCCATTCTTAACCCTTCAGTCTATTGATTACCTTAGGCACATAGTTACGGGTTTCTTTTGGGAGCAAACTAACAACATCCTCCCAGCGTGCTGAGGTGTTGCCGTTTAACACTTTGTCCAGCTTCGGTTCGCCGTAATTATAACCAGCTATAGCGATTCTCTCGTCCTCATATTTTGTAAGAAGGTCTGACAGATAGGCTTCTGCAAGTTTGCGCTGTTGCGCTTTATTAGATGAATCGTAAGGTTCTTTAATGCCTAATCGTCTGTGATACTCTTTGCCTGTGGCATCCATGAACTGGTATGCACCCCTAGCACCTTTAGGGCTTAATGCATTTATGTCGCCATCACTTTCAGCCGATTCGATAGCGTCTAATAAACTCATTGCGGGCTTTTGTTTTTCCTTCATAGCTTCCTCCCTCTTTAGTGCCTGCGGTGTTAAGTAGGTCTGCCCTGTGGCGTCTCGCATCCCGATGTCTTCGGCAGGGCGATCTTTTCGACTTAGTGCGTTGATTAACTGAACTGATGCAACTCGTGGAGTATCTGCAAGTCCTTCTTTTGCAATGCGATCAAAGATGCTGTCAATGTTCTTTGGTGTTGCTTTAGACGCTAACTTTGTAGCCATGCTTGGATCGTTCATGGACAAGTCTAATAATACTTGATTAACTCTGTCTTTGTGCATTGCGTTGATTGCTTTCTTAGTCGCTGATGAGAGTGCGGTAAACATGCCAGTGGTTCTATTTCCTGCTACCGTTTCGATTATCTCGCCTGCCGCTGAGCCTAATTGAATAGTTGGCGAGCCTCCCTTTGAAGGTAGGTTTGCAAGTTTTCTATATTTTGCCTGACTCATCAAATCATCGGCTACAGTTTGAATGTTTTTCAAATGCTCAGGTTCAAATACTTCTGCTAATACTTCTCCATTGTCTTTAAGGAATCTTTGCATCCCTGAGTTTGTTAGCTCCTCCGTTGTATCTTGCGCTCGTCTCTTTAATACATTTGCAAAGGATCGTCTTAAACCGTTTTGTGCAAGTGGATCGTTCTTAATGGTATTTTTAATGAGCTTTATTTGCTGAACTGGATTCTTGCTTGATAGTATTGACGTTATTGCCTTGTCTGGGTCTTTGTTCAGGAATGCGCCAATTGCAGATTTTTCAACTTCCTTAATGCTTGTAGTTGCTCGTTTTGATGTAGTCTCTAGCAATCGTTGAGCCTTCTCTGCTGAACTCATTTTTTCGTAAAGCTCTGGGAACTGCTTTAAGCTGCCTTCATATCGCTTCACCCATCTTGAGAATTGATCTGCTTTTAGTTGCCCGCTTGGTGACATAGCCCGCAAGGTAGAAACAGCATAATCTTGGAGTGCTTGCTGTGCTTCTTTCTCACCGCCCAATGATTTTATCAGTTGTGCAGTGTCTTCGACATTGCCCTTATTGGCATGAAAGAACTTTGCAGGAATCTCTGAATCTGTAACAGCTCGCTCACCATAAGCCTTTGTCTTTAAGGCTTGCCCCACTGCTCCCTGTTCAAACATCTGTCCTTGTTGCTTTCTTAACTCTCTAGCAAGTTGTAATGAGCTGTATTGCTCTGGTGACATGGTTTCATTCACAAGCAATGCTCTTTCCTCTGCGTTGTTTATTGTGCCAGCTAGTCTTTGTAATACACCTGCACTTGTCCGATCTCCTGCCCTTCCAGCTATACTCGCTTTGTTCATCATCTCACGGCGTAAAATGTCCGCTTCCTTCAAGTTTAGTCTATTAGTTCCAACTCCTGAAGTGACAAGCTCTCTGAACATATTTCTAACTTCTGGTGCAGCTAAATCTAAGCGTTCCCCGTAAACCTCTTTCATTATGTCATAGGCTTCCATTTTTGATTTAAGCAAAGGTAACTGTCCGCCTGTCTCCTGATAGGCTGCTCTAGTAGCTCCTCTAGCGTCATCATATTTTCCTTGAAGTGCTTCCGCTAAAACCTTTCCTGCATCATCGGCTGATCTTCCCTGCCCTAACGAATCCATCGCCATTTGAGCCGCTTCATCTGCCTTGCTTACTCTCTGATTTATGGCGTTGCTAAACTCGCCATATCGCTGTTGCACTGCCCTTGCTACATCATCCGATGTGCCTTCACCTTGCATTAAGACATCTAATAAGGCGTCTCTAGTTGCCTGTCTTTGCATCTCATTGCTAGAGAATCGTTGCCCTATCTCGTTTGTGGGGTTAGTCACCCATAATGAGCGTTCTAGGGCTGCTAGTTGCGGGTTATTAAGCAATTCCCCTGCTGTTTGATATTGTGTAAGCCCTTTTGGGTTTTCTAATGCTGTGGCAAGTTGAGCAACTACATCATCACCCGCTGCGCTTGTGAATTTATCAATAGCAGCTTTCTCCACGTTCGCCGCCGTTAGCTTAGGAACTTGGCTGCCCGCTACACCCCCAACAACCGCACCAGGTATTCCACCAGTAGCCCCGCCGATTGCTGCGCCTCCTGCCGTTGTCCATGTCTTGGGGTTGGTAGCAAGGTTGTAAGCCCCTTTGATTGCCCTGCCTCCGCCCCTTAAGCCTTCCTCTAATACCGGTCCCGCAACAGTGCCGATTAGACCGCCCTCAACGGCTGTCCTTGCCCTTTCTTCTGCTCCTCCCTCACCTTGCCCATAACCTAATAATGCTCCTAGCAAGGCGTTAGTTTTGGCTGATTGAACGATTCTAGCACCGATAGGAACAGCGACCTTTTCTGTCGCTGTGGGTGCTAATGTTTTCCCGCCTGTAAACAAAGCTGGAACAAGATGAGGAGCAATTCCCGCTAAAGCGTAAGTTAAAGGGTCGGTGTTCTCCTGCATTTGCTTAATATCGCCACGAATCCTTGCTGTTTCTGCCTCTGCGGCTGGGGTAAATTCTCCGCCTTTTAGCCAGCTTTGAACGCCCTTTTCATAGCCTAAAAGCTCATCGCCATAGGCTGAGAAGTCTATACTCGGCAAAGACCACTTATTAAGAAACTCCTGCCCTTGCGTCATGGCGTTTTTGGCTTTGTCCGTCCATGACATAGGTTCATTTAACGCCCCTGTAAGGGCTTGCCCTGAATTTCCAGAAATAGGCACTAATTCCCATTCACTAAGGTCAACCTTTGGTGTATCCTTATAAGCTGGGTCGGGAACTAATTCCCATTCTGATAAATCAACTGGAGGCATATTTCACCATGAGTAAGTTCGTTGATAAACTAACTAAGTCCGCTATCATTCTAAGTGCAATCTGGTCTTGTTTCTGGGTTTTTGCTGGATTTTGGATAATGCAAACTGAAGGACAAGAATTGACTGTCACTCTTATACAAATAGCTATTTTTTCAAGTCCTTTATTTATTAGTTTATATGTTCGTTGGGTCATCACCTAGCTTTCCTCCTCCACATATAGCCGCTCGGTGCGCTGGGTAATCCTTCTTCTTGGATAATATTAACATCACTCATACTTGAATTTGGTTTTGTGAATCTCTCTAGTTGGCTTCTTACCTGTGTTGGGTCTTGCTTCAGTTGCTCTATAGTGTCCATGTTATTTATTGCTTTGCTAGCTAAGATGTTTTTTGCTTGACCAATTAGATTTGCAACATCATTAGCTGTTAATGTCGTATAATTACCTGACAATAAATTAGTATAGACTTTTTGATCAAAATCACTTGATCTTGCCCCTTCAAATGCTTTTTTTAAGTTAGCTGTTAATAAATCAATTCTTTTTTGTAGTGCATAAGCATCAGATGCTCCGTATAACTTAGCAGCTACATAAGGGAATTTTGAATCATCCTTCCCATAAGCCCTTAATCCCTTTTCAACACTATCGAACTCCTCTAGCATTGCGGGAGCTTGCATAACTTGCAGTTTTAGATCGTTAGGAACTGAGCCGTAAGGATTTTTATCTTTTGGTGAACTCTCAGCGATCTTCTTAAACCCCATAGCCTCCATTTCGTTCATCGGCGGTTGCTGAAGCTCCACGCCCTCGACTCCTACACCCTGCCCCGCTGGTTTCTTGCGTAATGCTTGCGCTAGTTGCTCTACAGGGCTGAACATATAGCTAACCTTCTTACCGTCCTGCTCAACGGTCTTTACGCTTGGCGGGGTCATATAAGCGTTAAGCATAAGGTTCTGCATCTTCTGTTGTTGCGCTAGTTGTGCCTCCGCCTTTTCCTGAGCATACGAGTTCAAATAGGGTTCGTATCTCTCCTGCCATATAGTGCCCTGCGCTGGCTGCCTGCCATACTTGATGTCGTTTAGAATCTGCTCATCGGTTGCAAGCTGCTGCCCTACATCATACTGCCCTAAGTTCTGCATGATGCTTCCACCAAGCCCCTTGATGAGTGCGGCGGCAAGGTTGCTCTGCACCGAAGCCATAGGGTTCACGCTGTCCATTCTCATGATCTGGTTGCCCGCCCCATACCATGCGTTTTCGTCCGTCAAGTCCTTCTGTCTCGCCTGCAATGCTAATGCTAATGAATCTGGCATAATCTATACTCCAAAATATCCCGTGCTTGTTTTTCCGATGTTCGAACCCGTCTGACCGATGTTGCTCTGATATTTACTCACTTGATCTAACGCTTTCTTTCTAATTAAAGCTTGTTCCTCAGGTGTCCTATTTTTATACTCTGTGCCTGTGCTTCCTTTTATCTGTTGGGCTTGCTCTAATGTATAAGCGGGATTCCACGACGGTTGATCCTCAATTCCTAATGCCCGATTCCCCGTGTAGGTGCTGTTCTCGGTTCTCGGCGTGTAGGGGTTGAGCGTGTTGATAGTGCGCTGTCCGCCTCCCGGTCCCAGTCGTTCCTCGCCCGTAACTACACCATCATTGTTCAGATCGTATTCTTTATTTAAGTCGGTCTCGTCCTTCTTTTCCTCGTCTGTTTTATATTTATACCCTTCAAGCGTTTTATTTGCCCCATACTTAGCCGCCTCGGCATTTATCCGTGCTACCTCCTTAGAAGTGTTCGATTGCAACTCCCCAAGCCACTTCTCATTTAATCGCTTTTGATCCTCAATCGAGATGTTCGCTTTTTGCCCACTATCGGTTGCCCAAATGCCAGCGGCGTCAACGGTTGGGATATCTAACTGAGACATGGCAGTAACGTTGGGGTCTTTGATTCCTTTTTGCATACCTAGAATTGTGCTTGCCTCATTCAGTGGCGCATAACGAACCTGTCCATATTCGTCGATATACTGCTGTCTGTTCTTTAGCTGCGTATCAAAATTGGTCTGATACTCTGCCCTGCTCTTGTCTACCGCTGTCGTCTGTGCGTTGAGCCTCGCATCGTTTTGACGCTGATCCATTTGCTTTAACTCTGCTTGTGCTCTCTCAGAGGTTAAGGGAATTCCACGATCTGCAAGCGACTGCTTTAAGGCTTCCTGCTCTTGAGCAAATACGCTCTCATTACGCCCCTGCCAGTTCTGATAGTATAAGTCCTCTTGTCTCTTGCGCTCACCCATAAGGTCATTAGAGCCAGCAATTTGAGGAGCATCGGCGTAACTAAACTCGCCCTTCTGTCCAAACTGGTTTATAGAGCCTTGCGCCATGTCACCGAGTCCGATGTCTCGCCCCTGCTGCTGATCAAGCATCTGCTTTTGTGGATCGCTCAGACTAACCTTTCGAGTCATCTGTCCAGTAACAGGATCGCGCACATACTCAAGAGAGCCGTAGTCGTTCGTCTCGTTCGGACGATTAATGAGCATGTCTTGTTCCATTTTATAGCGATTAAAGGCGTCCTGAGTTTGGATCGCTCCCTGTGCGCTTGAAACATCTGCGGCTGGTGTTACAGGTGCTCCCCAGTCCGCTGTGTGTGCGCCTGTGATGGGTGCTCTTGGGCTTCCACTATTCGGGTCGGTCGTCCAGCCTTGCGGGTTTCTGTTCGTGTAGCTTCCTATCACATCTTGTCCCCCTGCGGCTGGGTCAGTGGCAGTAGCTTGCGCAAACTTCTCATCATCCATTTGGCTAAGCTGATCCAAAGCCTGAGACGCTTGGTCTTTACCTATCCAGCCTTGCTGCACTTGCCAATCAAGGTTCTGTTTGGACTTCTGCATGTTGTGCGCACGAATTGATTTTAACTCTTGTTCCGCCTGCCACTGCTGCATCTCGCCGCTCTGGACTTTTTGCTGTAGTGCCTGTTTCGCTTGCGCTAAATTCTCGTAGTATGCCATTGCCTATAGACCTCCCATGTCTGAATATTGAAATTCGTAACCGTTAAAGTAAAAGTGCCCACCTGTGTTTGCTGTTAATTTTTTTACACTAGAGATACCAACCTGCGCTAATGAACCAAAATGAGACACTCCATATTTAGGCATAGTCAAACCTCGATAATTTGTTGTTGCAGTTCTAGCCTTAAAAAAACTTGAATCATTGTTGTTGTCTGGAATAACAAAATCTGAATAACTATAATTAATGACATCGTTGGAAGTTAAATCAAAATAGTTTGTCAAATAACAAAACTTCTTTCGACCACTTAAGTTTATAGGAGCGCAATAAACATAGCCTTGAACTTCTTTATCTAAAACGCCAGGGGAACGAAAATCATAAGTGCCATAATTTATTTTCGCAAAATTGTTGTTGTAAGTAGCAACAATTGTAACATCGCTTAGCACCTCAATATCGGAACACGCTAAGATGAATCGACTCCAAGCACCTGTGGATAAATTCATCAACAATAGTGTAGCACCTGAAACTAATCCAGTAATTGGAGCTTCAATTGGTAAGCTTATGATTAAAGAATTTAGGCGATCATCAACAACTGCTTTAGCCCTAAATGTATTTCCAAAATCAGAAATGCAAGATTTATAAAGCGTCTTAATGTTCTGTGTTAGCGTGGTGTAGTTCTGACTTCCCTGCTGCATTGCGCTTTTTAGCGAGATGATTGACTCTTTAGTCATTATATATAAATCACCTGCGAGTTGGAATGTGCATTGTCTTTGCAGCGTCTTAGGAAAAAAGAAGTGACCTACTTTATACCAGTCTGCCCCCCCTGGATATGAACCCGCATAGACAACGACTTCACCTTCGCTTGAGCCAACTACCAAACGATCATCCAAGCCACCGCCGTCATCAATAGACCATGTTGAAATGAACATGGGATACCCACCTTTGCGAAAAATATAACTAAGATCGTAGCTCGTTAATGCTCCTGTAATGGCGTTCGATGCACCATACCAGAGTGTCCATGCGCTAGCTTGCATAATATAGATTCTATCACGGAAATTTGTTGCCATTCGTAACAAAGAAGGAGTAAGCCCCGATCCTGTATAAGTTGCAGTAGCAACATTGCCTGTGCCCGTATATTGGAGAGGCGTGTCAACACTATTAAAAAAAACAGTTGTGCCATTCATGAAAATGGGAAGCCAGTTAGAGGATGTAACCGTAGCACTTCCAGTTATGTCCGTTGGTGCGCCTGTCCCTGAAACTGTGTAGAATTTATTGTTTCCACATGCAATTAAAACATCTGTGCCGTCGGTCTTAGTGTGTTTATGAAGTCTAAACCTAAACTCTGAACCTGTTGCAGCATCCCCATAGGCAGTGCAACCATGCCGCAATATTAGACTTTGCTCCGAGCAATAAAAATTATTCATTGCGGTGCAAAATTCTGGAGGCATCTGTAGCAAGGGCAACTCAGTATTAATCCCGCCAATTGGTGCTGCCCTGAAAATGCTCTTTAACCCTCCAGCCATTAAGCCCCCATGCCGAATGAGTAAGTCGGTGTGTAACCCATGACTCGGTCGACTGATGCTAGTGCGCTGTTCTTCTGCTCCTCTGTGATGACGCCAGTCTTATAGCGATCCTCAATTGCCGCCTTGATGTTATCATAGCCCCCGAAGCGATTGTATAGCTCCTGCGTGCGTGTGCCTTTGTTTGCTATGTCGCCAGTCTGAACGGCGTTTACAAGGTAGCCCGTGAGGTCGCTTTTCATTTTTATATCTTCAGGGAGCAGCGCAAGCGCAAGCGGGTCGAGGTCTTGAATCGTTTTTTCAGACTCGGGGTTTGTGAAGTCAACGTCATAGTAGTGGCGTTGATTCTCGTCATAACGGGGATCGTCCTTGCCGAAGTTGTCCAGCCGTGCGCCCCCGTCCTTATACATGCTGAACTCGCTGCCATCGCCGAACTTGATCACATCGTTATCTGGAATTATGCCTGCTTTCTCAAGCCCGCCTCGAAGCTGATCACGTGCTAGTTGATCCTTGCCCTTTGAGCTTCCGAAAATGCCCTGTCCGCTGGCAAAAAGTCCGTTATAAATTTCAGGCGCAAAAAACCCGACTCCTGCTGTGTATAGCCCCAAACTTCGCAAAGCCGATTCTTCCTCTGGAGACAATGCATCACCTGACATAATCTTTGGTGCTGCTTCTAGCGAATTTCTAAAAGTGCCATAAGGATTTGCAAAAGCGTTCACATTCTTTGTGTCTTGGCTTTGCTTGTCTAGATAGTGATCGGCAAGCATACTTGCTGCCAATATTCCTGCCGTTGTTAATCCCGCTGACATCCCTGCACCTTCTGCCCCTGCCGCACCTCCTGCGCTTCCTGCTTCTGCACCCGCTGCTCCCGCCTCTGGCAGATACGAGCCTCCGACTACAACGGGCGTCGAGGGCACTGTGCCCACTGTGCTTGCAGTATTGGCAACATTAGCCGCATTAGCTGTGTTGGTTACTACGTTCGTTGCGGTCGATGCCTGTCTAGCAGCCTCAGCAGCCTCTCTGAGTGCTTCCGCTTTCTTATATGCGTCATATGCCTCAGTAGCTCCCCAGCCTACTAACCCCGTTAGACTCGCTCCTGCTGTGCCATAAGCCATATTCCTAAGCGGATCGTTTGCCTTCTTCTGTTGATTCCTTGCGTCCTCATTTGCCTTCTTGGTCTCCTCGTTCTCCTTGTTCTGGTAGTGATACTGCCACTGGTCAAACCAATACTTAGCGTTAGCCTTGTCGCCTGCTGCTAGTTTTTGATTGTAATACTTCATCGCCTCATCTGGCGTGAACTGGTTATAATCTGCCTGTGTCCAGTCTTTGAGTGCTTTACGAGCCATAGTTACCCTCTGGGAAATTAGCTGTTGTTAAGAATTGTCTTTGTGCTACGCCGTCGATTCTGAGCGTTCTAGCACTCGACTTTGATTTTAGTTTAGTGGGTATCATGATTTCATACATGCGCTTGTCCTCTGCGTATTCTAGCTGATTTTCAGCCTTGTAACGCCACTTTGCGCCTAACTCGACTAATTCCTCTGGTAATAGCGAAATATCGGTATCAGCGGTAAATGCGGCTTTATCTGTGCCTGCGCTGGACTGTATCCAGTAGGTTGAGATGTAAAGAAAATAAACTTTCTTTCCGTTGTCGCCCGTTGAGGGTGTCGGGTAAACAGTGAACCGATTCGAGGTTGTGCCCTTCGCAATGAAGTAATTAATGTCGGAGACAGTAGATAGCCCCCGAACCATAGTTTCATATTGCACGGGATCGACTGGGCGCATCCGCCACGAGTCGTTAGCGTTCCACTCGGTCTCATAAATAACTCGGTCTAGGTCTGTAGGGTAAGGATACGCACTGGTGCTGGTTGCGAGCGTGATAGAATGCTCTTTTATAAGCTCTGCCCAGTGACCTCTTAGGTTTAAGTCCTGATAAGTGCGATATAAGAAGCGCAAGCACTGACGAACTTCCGTTGCTGTGTTTCCGTATGCAGTGCTTGGATTCTCTAAGCCGACTTCTTGGCAGATATTTTGAACCATTGTAAGGAGCGACATAGTTTTTCCCTTATGTGTCGCCCCGCCGATAATGGATCAAAACTTCTGATTTTCCAGCGGTGCAGTTATGTTTTTAGCAAGGCTTACGCTTGCCGCCTTTCTTCTTTGCCATGTTTCTAACCTCCGTAGCCTGCTTGAATGTATAAAGTGCATGTCTCAGCAGAGTCGCACACACCTGCAATGTAAGTCTCAGAGGCAATATTGCGCCCGATGATTACAGAGGAGCTAGGAAGGATGCACATCCCTGTGTCCTTCACAGCCTCAATTGCAACTGTTCCCAGCTCAATAAAGGCTTTGTTGGTCCCTAGATTGCAGATTCGAAGTGTATCCCCAGTTGCAGGCAAGGCAACTCGTGCAGTCGTTGCTGTGCAAGCAAGTTTCTTTCCACTAACTCCACATGGAACAAAAGGTTGATTCATTTTCTTGCTCCTTAGAAGTTATCCTGTAACGCCCAAGTGTTCGCGCTCTTACAAATACAAATTGCACCATCACCCGATGCACTCGAAGCACAATCATCATCGTCAGTAACAACATACAGCTCACCAACGGCACAAGTGCTAGGCAAGGTTGATAATGCTCCATTTGGTATCTCCAACTTGTCAGGTTGCAAGCTTTTACAAATAGTCTCCGCAACTAATGGCGCAATACCTGCCCCCATGAGCTGTTCGGTGCAAACAGTAGCCGATGCTACAGCAGGCGCAAGAACAAATAATGCTAATATTAACTTTCTCATCTCTTTCTACTCTCTATCTTTTCTGGTTTTTGGGTTTCCGACTGAGCAGTCATGAGAGCCTCAAGCTTTGCCTCAAGCTCTGCAATGCGCTGCTCCTTCTTGTCCTCAACTTCCTGTCGTGCATTAGAATATTTCTGTCCCAAGAATCGCTTCGCCTCCGCAATGAATCGAGCCATATCGGGCGCAACTTGATTATACATCGGCGTGGGCATATGTATAAACTGCTCCACTGTGTAGATGTTTAATAGTTGCAACCTTAGTTTCAAATCCTGCGGTAGTCCGCCCCACTGATCCAGCGGCACTCCTTCCTGATGCTCGATGCCTGCTTTGTATCTCTCCCACTCTTGCGAGTAGTGATGAATGATGTCGTCATTCACAGGGTTATCAAAGCAGTCATCTCGTGCCCCGATTTGCGGTATCCTTGCATAGTCAATATCGTCATAGACATCAGCTATAAGATCGGGATTCTCTCCCTTCGCTTTCGCTTCCTCTTTCAAAGCCAATGTCTTTACAGGATTTGCCACACATCGTTTATAGAAGTGGATCGGATACTTCGTAGGCTTTTGCGCCACGTAGTCCTCGATTCCTCTTTGGTGACTTGCATCATCTATCATATTCTTACACTCAAAAAGTTAAGGAGGGGGATCTTTCCCCCTCTCGGTTTTAGTTGTCTAGACCGTCACGAACAAACGGACGGCTAATCTCAACCTCAATTGTTGTAGCTCCTGTCCCTGCCGATGCCGCCTTTGCGCCACTGATGAAATCACCAGCCACATCGGTATCATCAACAGTTCCACCCGAGCTACAATAAAGGTTTGCATTATCAGAGACATCTCCATTGGTTTTGCCAATAGCTTTTCCGCTGATCTGATACCACCCGTATTGACTCGCAACATTTGCGCTCATGGCGATTGCAACCGGACCAATAGCATTACCTGCTAGAAGTGCCGTGCTAAAGTCATCTGCGCTATATGTTACCCAAGAGCCTACAGCGGTGTTTGCAACACCAAGCAAATATATAAACTCGCCCTCGCCGTAAGTCTCATCAACTGCTCTTACAATCGTTCCCAATGGCACTTTCTTCGTGGTCGAAGTGTCCGCTATTGCCTGTGGAAACACTCTATTTTCTACTATTCTAAAAGTCATTATCGTATCTCCTATTAAGCAATCAAAACGCCATTAAGTTTACTATTGAGCATGCAAAAGTTACCCGCCCACGCTAAGAGCTTCACGACTGCATCTTGGTTGATGCTGTATCGGTCTGCTCCAATTGGCACGAAGTTTCTTTTTGCTGCATAGCAAAGCTCGATCGTGTTAGGATTAATGAACCACATATGATTTGCAGTTGCATGTCCGCCAACACCACCGTCGAATACAACCTCAGCATCTCCGCCAACATAAGCAAGAGAGCGAAAACCGATCTTCGCCATGTTGCCGTCTGCTAGTCGCTGTATTGCTTGGCAAGCCTGCCAGTAGAAACCATAGTAGTTGTTATCTGCTATGATTAACTTTATGCGCTCTTTGCCTCTTGTAGTGTTGAGATACACTTGATTCATGTATTTCAAGATAGTGGTTGCTGAAACCGCTGCTCCACCGTCTGCGACACCGTGATAGTGATATGGTTGCCACCAGCTATAAGTAGCTCGGTTAATGTTACCCACTATCCCAGTTGTTGGATCGTCAGGTATCAAGTTTCCAAGTCCGTTGATTGCGTTTGTGGTTGTTCCTGATGCGTATGCATCAGTTACCAACAAATCAATCAGTGCGTCCTCAGCGTTCTTAATACGAGTCTCAAGAAGATCAATGACCTGCTCTTTGCCAGTATTTTGGATATCGGTTTCTAATCCAGATGCGACAACTCCAACAGCGTATTGTCTCCAGGGATAGTAAACTGAATCTATGATCTGCCCTCGTGTAGTATCCAGTGTGTCTAGATCGCTGTAACGCTGTGCAGTCTGATTCAACTGATACACGATAGGACGGACGATATCCTCACCGCCTGAAACTTTCTTATATGCTCCATGCTCTTTTAGTTTCGCAAACAATGCTATTGAGTTCAAAGCAGCGTTTGCAATCTCTGTGCTTCTGTTACGAAGCGTGGTTGAGGTGATTTCACCTAAATTAACAGCCATAATAATATTCCTCTTTGGCTAATACAAACATTTATTGAACATGCTCATCCCAAGCCAAAGCAAGGTCATCTCTTAGACTTCGTTTAGTGTTTACGGTGTTCCCGTTCGGACTCGATGTAATCGGTGAAGCTGCTTTCTTTGCGCTAACTAATCGCTGGGCGGCTTCCTGCCGTTGCTGTTGCGCTAAAATCTCCTGCCTGATGTCATCATTTGCCCATACAGCTTTTTGATACGCCTGTTCTAAAACTTGCGCATTATTAGCGTTTGGATTCTGTGAGCGAATCATATTTATAAACGGGATCATATCATCACGAACTTTGTCGACATGAGGAAACCGTAAGTTTCCCGTTTCGTCTTTCGAGTTCATGAATTCTTGCACAGTCATCTCCGACTGTCTCATTTGCGCTTGCTGATACTGCTGATGTTGCGCCTGAATCGTCCGTTCTCTAATAGCTCTTTCTTCCGCTAACTGTCTCTCTAAAGCTGTGATCTTCTGTTCAACAACAGGTGGGATCGGGCTTTGCTGCTGCGCTCTTACTAGCTCGTTGAAGTCTACACCCCAATTCTTTGCTAGATGCGCTATTGCAGCTTTCTTGTCCTTTTTCGCTAACTCGTCTAAGGCGAATATCTCGTTGAAAAAAGATTCAGGATTTACGCCTCTTAAAGCGAACTCCCTGATCTTTGGTTCAAGCGTGCGATATACGCTTTCCTTGCTTTGAAGCTCTCTTTGATGAGCCTCTCGTTCTTGTGCTAATTTTTGGGTTTTGGAAGTGTAATCGGCATCGGCTTCTTCCTGACGTCTGGCTGCATACTCTGCGATCTTCTTACGCAGTTCAGTAGCCTCCTGAATCGTCTTGGGTTCAGTCGTTAGCCACTCACTGGCTTCCTTTGACCAAGAGCGTGGCACTTTGAATGTCGGTGCTGCGCTTTGCACCGTTCCAAGTCCCTGCTTTCCCTTCTGGTCGTAAATCTGTTTTTCGCCGTCTAGCTCTTTTCTCTGAGCAACAGCCTTTTCCCATTCCTCTGAAAGGGAAGCACGGAGGCTAGTAGTCTTTTCTGTGTCTGAGTCGTTCTGTGAGGTAACATCGGTTGGGGTATTGTCAACCGAATCAAGTGATGCATCCTCCGTGCTTATATCTTCTTCAAAATCTGTTTCAAACTCTGGCATTAGCCCTCATTTCCGTAAAATCTTGCTTCTATTTCTCTGCGCTCGCCCTCGCTCTTGCCCTGACAGGTCTCAAGGAATTCCCAAGCGTTTTTTATGCTCTCGGAGACTCTAGGGCGGTTATCAGCGCATGGCTTTAAGTTCATAAATGCCTCATGCTCATTGCCTACCTCGATCTTTCCATGCGCCCTAGTTGTTGCCCTGAATTTCGCCTTGCTTGTGTAGACCTGCTGATCGCATGGGTGAACTGTCGGCGGCATATCGTCAAAAAGCACATTCAGAGCCTCTTTATTCGCTCGTGGTGCTTGATTTTCTGGCAAGCAATACCAATTGCCCTTTTCGTCGTATCCGCATGCATATTTAATCTTCATGCGATTAGTTTTACAGAGTGTTAAATTAGGGCAAGCACTATTTTACAAAGTAAGTAAAAAAGTTAGTAATTCGTTTTCGAGTTCTTCCTGTCTTATGATTCGTTGCCTCTCGGCTTTGAGCCGTTCTAGCTCTGCATGGAACTCTTTAGCTGCTTTTTCCTCGAATAAGTGCCTAACTTGGTTTTTGAACAGCTCGAAGGCGTCAATAGTAGATTGCAGGTCTGTTAGCGTAACTCTTGGTGGTTCTATGCCCTCAGGATTAGCCCGCACCTGCTCAATTGCCTGCGTTACTATCTCAATCTTGCGCTCTTTAGCTGCCTTGCGCTTGCCTTTTGCTGGTCTTTTAGCGAGTTGCTTCACCTCCTCCTGCTTCTCTCTAGCAAGCCAGCGTCCAGCGGTAACCGCAATGCCTCCTAAATCGCATGGTCTCCAAGAGAATAGAACTAGCAAGCTCATAAGCCTCAGAATTTAATTATGTAGTTTACAACTTGATAGGGAGGGTTCTGCGCTCCTGACGTCATTGCTGCATTACCGTCTACGCCGCCCGTCTTGAGTCCGATTGATCCTGCGAAGTCTCCCGATGTGTGCGTGTGGGTTGCGGCATCTATATATCCGCTGTATGGATTGCCAGCAAAAGGAGTATTAACAAGAGAATAGGTAGTGCCACTCGAGCCACTTGTAATAGCGTTATGCGTATGACTTCCCGATGCCGTGATATTTAAATCTGCGCCTGTTCCCATGCCGTGATAGTGTGCGGGTGTTGTGTGCGTGTGGTCTATCGCCCCGCCTGTGCCGCCTAGCGTGTTGCCTGTGCCTGATGCCGCCTTGCCTAGCGGGAATCGCTGCCGTAGGTCTGGAAGGTTAAAAGTTGTGCTTGCATCTCCTGCTCCGTAAGTTGTGCTCAGGATTGCAAACAGCTCGGCGTAAGTCGTGCGGGAGACTGCTGAGCCGTCGCAAATTAAATAGCCAAGCGGCGCAGTCGCACCGCCATACATAAGAATAGAGCCGACAAGTGCAAGCCCGCCGTTTGTCGCTACTTTGCTAGTGGCATCAACGGCTTTGAATTGAGTCGATGCACACCACCCGTTGCAAAAAACGTTAAGAAACTGTTCAATTGCTTTCATTTTGCTTTAGATCTTTTTCTGCCTGTTCTACTTTCCCTTCAAGCTTAGCAACTTCTTGTTGCATTTTCTGCGCTCTCTTTATTCTCTCCTGTCTACAAGCTTGCAACACATTTATACATTGCTGCAATTGCGCTTGAAGTTCTTCCCTTACTCTAAAGTGCTCTAGCTCTAACTTGTCTATCTGTTCTTCTGTCATCTGTTCTATCGTCATAATATATCCTCCGCTGTTACAAATTCATTCGTTTCTACTTCTTCTGTTTGTTCACTGCCTGCGATCGGCTTAGTCTCCTTACGACTTAGCTTCACATGGTCGTAAACGTCCTTTCCGTTTTTCTCATTTCCTTCCAAGTCCCATTTTAGACGTTCTCGTAATACAGGTTCTTGTCCTGCGTTCCTTGCCGCCTCACTCGTATAGAGCATCATGATTATCTCAGTGCGCTTGTTTCCTTTGCGCCTTAAATTCTCATGCTTCTCCGCCACCCAGTATTCATGATCTACAAAGTTCACTGTTCGTTTTAATTTAAGTGCGCACATATTTTTTTCTCCTATGCTATTGCTGTTATGATTCCGTTTTTTACTGTGACTGTTTTAGAGTCCGCTGTTGTAAAACTCCCACTTACCCCTGCGCTACCGTCTGCTGCGTTATATCCGTCGGTTTGCAAGGTCATCTGCACAT